GTTATAGTTAACAGCTAATGTTTTAAGAAGTTTATGCATAGCTATTTCTTTTTTACTTTTATAGTTAGCATATTTCTTTTGTATCTGTTCAGGATTAAAAACTTGTTTTTCTTTTTCTGCTAATTCTTGTTCAAACTTTTTTATCTCTTCTTCTGCTTCTGGAGAATTCATTTCACCAGCTTTCATCTGAAGCATAGTTTGCATTTTAAACTGTTGTTTTTCAATTTCACTTGAAATCTTAAAATCTACATATTGTTTTATTTCTCTTTGTTTTTCTCTTAGTATTTCATTCGTTGTTTTTGACGAAAGATTAATAACATCAAAATTCCAAGGCATACCTGCTTCTTCACCTTTTAACACATCGATAATTGTATGTGTTTTATTAAAAGGTTCTACAAACTTTCTACCTTCTCCTTCAGATAAACCAAGAGTATCACAATACTCTCTAAATTCATCTTGATCTATTTGATTATTTTTTAATCTATAATTTTGCCACATTCTATACCAATCGTTACCAAACTCATCAACCCTTGAGCAAATTGCATCAACTTGATTGATTCTCCATTGTCTAGTTTTATCCTTGGTAGGAACTCTTTGTTGTTCAAAAGTTACCATCCTATTTCTTTATTTTGGTTTTTATTTTTTTCAATAGAATATTCATATTTCTGTCTTTCAGAACCAAACTTATTTACATAAATCCCTTTCCAAAAAGAAGAAACATTTTCAAAGTCACCTCTAGAAGCATCAATAAAATCTTCATTAAAATGTTCATTTATTTGAATTACAGCTCCCATTAAAGCCATGACTGTGTCAAAGTTTCCATCTTTATTATAAGCAATCAATTCTTCAATCACTGCTTTGTCTTCCAACATATCAAGATTTCTTAAACCTTCTAACTCCATTATATTACCTGAGTCATCGACAACTTTCTTTTTAGCTTGTCTTTTAAGTAACCATTCTAAAAGTAAATCTTCACCAATTTGTTTATGTCTTCTACTTCCCATAGAATGACCATACTCTCTTAAATTAGTAACACTATTCTTTATATATTTATTAAGTGTCATTTCAGGTTTAGACATTAATCTACCTACTTCTCCTTTCCTTATAAAATATTGTAATATACCTCCATCACGGTCATTCTCAAATGTAATCTTAGCATTATAATATTTAGATAACTTCATTAATAGTTCATGAACATAACCTTGAGGATTAACTTTACTTCTACCTCTATAAGTACAAACTATTTTTTCTGGTCCAAACATATGAGCATACTTAGGTGTTTTCATTACAATAATAGATGTTAATGATTTACCAGATATTGTATTCATACCAATAGGGTCTACACTAATTATATAAGCTCCTTCAGGTATTACTCCATCTATTTTCATAGGTGTTTCATATCTCAATACACATCCTTCTTTATCTAATGTATCTACAACATAAGAATCTATAGCTTGTAGTTTACCTTCTAAGTCAGGTTTAAAAGTTACAATATTATTATACTCTACTAATTCACCAGCTACTCTATAAGCTTCATATTTTAATCTGCTTAATTCTATTCCTGTTTTACGAGCTAATAAATCAGCAGTTGGAAATACACTACCCTCAGTAACTAAAAATGCCTCAGATGGAGTTTTACAACGTTGTGTAAGAAATAAATCGTAGTCTTCTTTTTTACCACTTTCTTTCTTAATTAATCGTTCTTTATTTAAGTATAACTCAGCTACCCAAAAGTGAGCATTACCATTCTTATCTAAACCTTCATAGATACGATTATCAATGTTTATTTTAGATCCAAAGTTTGACCACATATCTGATACAAACCATCCACATTTCTTATCAGTGTCTTGATACTCATATATATTATCAAATACACCTAATTCTGCAGCAACAGGATTATTAAATAATTCAGCAAAGTCTCTAGATGATCCTTTATCTCCATTATCTTTAACCATACTACCACCCGTACCAAACAATATAGATATACCTCTCCATAATGAACCTGCTTTTAAAGATTCTCTAGCAAATGTCCAAGCTTTCTTTAAATCATTTATTTTACCAGATTCCTCAAAGTATATTCTTTGTACACCTTCACCTGATGCTTTATCTAATTTATTAGCAAGAGATACAGTCATAATTTCTGATAGTCTACCTTGTCTCTTTTTAGTTTTAGTATTTTCATAACCAAAAACAAAGTGACCTGAATCGTTGGTTGAAGATACCGGTATATGCTTCCAACCACCATTCGTTTTAGTATCACCAAGAGGTTCACGACCAAAAGGAGTATAATCAGTTAACCAGTCAATAATAGGCATACATTTCTTAAAACATAACGCAGCATCATATCCAGTATCAGAAGCAATAAGTACTTTAGAAAATCTTTTAAATGCAGTAATCCATACAGCACCTGCAGCAGCTTTAAATGAGAAACCTTTACGACGAGACTTAGCAACAGCTAAACTATTCTTATAACTTATATTTAATTCATATGCTTCAGGATTCTCTCTAGCTTCTAGTTCTTTAAACCAATAGTAATCCATACTAAGAAAGTCAGGAAATGTTCTTTCATCTTTCTGTTTACCTTCTTCGTTTATTTTTACATTTTGTATAACGCAATAATTAAGATAAAAATAAAACTCTCCTGATATTCTTAAACCACAAGGTTCATCATCAATTATAGGTTCATATCCATATTTAATTCTTCTTGTTTCTTCTTTCCAAAACTCCTTATAAGGAGTAGTACCTTCAATATGAGGACAATAAGATGGTCTAAGTTTAGTACCTTTAACTTGTTTTTGTGATTCTAAAAAAGCAATAGCAGAGGGTCTAAAATAATTTGAGTTTATAAACCTTATATAATCCCAATTAGTATTACTAACAGGACTATTTAAAGATAACTTACTAAGTTTACCATATACTTCTTGAAACTCCTTTCTGTTTATTGCATCCCAGGGAATTTCATTTTTTATCTTTTCATCCGATATGTATACAGCTACCTTTGGATTTATCCACATGTTCTCTTTAGGTAAATGTTCCGTATTATTTTTAGTTTTTTCTCTATTCATTTAATAAATCATTAATTAAAAAATGACTAATCTTTTTACTGTTATTTGATTCATCCATTATACTTTGAATAACTTTTATTCTTAACTTAAGTAATGAATCAATCGTTTGTTCCATTTTAGTTACAAGAGATGTAGAAGCAGTTGCTAAATCTACAGCTTGCTTTCTAATTACCATTTTTTCTTTAGTTAATGACATCTCTTCAAATACATCTTCAGCTTCTCTAATTGATATATCTATTTTAGCCATTAAACTATTCATTTGTTTAGAGTCACTTTCTGATTGACTTACTAACTCAGTAATAGAATCACATAAATTAATAGCTGAATCTAAAGCTCTTTTCTCAGCACCATATTGCATCTTCTCATATATCGTAATACAATCAATAACTCTCTGAGGAGCATTATAATTTTCTTTTCCAATAAAAGCTTTAGCTACTTCTTCTTTCTTATTTAACATATCAAAATATGGTGATTCATAATCACACATATGATATATATAAGCAAGCTCTTTAGCATATTGACTTTTATCCGTTGTCTTGTCCGCTGTCCAAAGTTTTTTGAATTCTGGTAGGTTGATCCCCACTGGATTTAGGTAAGGTTGATCCCCCCTCATCTGGAATATTTTGTCTTTTAGCGTCATCTTTCTTTTCTTTATTTGTTTCTACAATAAACGTTGTTAATGCTAATGGATTTAATTCATTATTAATTTTGAACTCTTCCCACTCTTTAGCGCTTAACATTTTACCCCATCTTTCTTTTGAATCTACTTTTGCTACAGCATAAAACATTTCAGGTGTTTTACATCCACATTCTAAACAACTACCATTAACATAACATTCTCTACATAAATTCATTCTATATAAAACTTGTTCTTTAACGTGAGGTTGTAAAGACATAAAATGAGAATCATCTCTTAATTTATTCCAATAACCACTAGCAAAGTTCTTTATATTACTAAGGTTAAAATAATCTTTCCATGTTAGTTTTTTACTCATAATTTTTTAATTTAAAAAGGGCACCCTGTGTTACGAGTACCCTTTTGTTTAGCTAATTAAAGTGTTGTGTTATTTTTTCCAATTTACTAAATAAAGGAAATACCCAATAGCAGACGAACAAACAGATACAACTGATACTAATGATATACTACTGGTATCACCAATAATCTCTTTAAATCCAAATGCTGTTAATATTGATATTCCGAATACTGCAAACATAATCAAACTAAATGTAATATTAACTCTTGTCGGTCCATATTTGGTAGAAAGTATTCCTTTATAGTATTTTATAAAAGCTACTAAGCTTTTTATCTTTTCTTTTAATTCATCTAATTCTTTAGAGTTTTGTTCTAAAGTATTTTTTAAATCATCAATTTCTATTTTATTTTTTTCTCTTTCTTCTATAACTTTACCTAATGCTTCTATGTTCTTTTGTTTAATCTCCATTTCATTTAAACATGAGGTTAATAAATCTTTACATATTTTAACTTCGTTTGTTAAGTTATTTGCAACTGGTTCTACTTTTTTATGTTTAAACTTTGGTTTATTTTTAGGTTTAGGTGTAGGTACAGGTGCAGGTGCAGGTATAGGTTTAATTTCTTCTACTTTCTTTGTTTGTTTCTTAGCCATAATATTTAATTTAATAA